CGCCGGCGCGGCAAAGCGGACCATCGGTGACGCCTGGGCGTGGACCCGCAAGACCGCCTCGGCCGACATCTCGACCCTCGTGGCCGCCACGCTGGCGCTGTGGGGAGCGGGGCTGGCTGACGACGTGGACGTGGCAGCGAACGTCTGGTGAAAGGTGGCCTGCCCGTGCGACGACTCTCCCCGCTGGTCGACGTCGCAGGCATCGCAGCCGTGTCAGGCGGGCTCGGTAGCCGCTTCGGCTGGTGGCTCTCCGCCGTGGTGGCGGGCGCCCTTGTGATGGCGGCCAACTACGTCCGGTCGACCCCGTGAGGAGCCTGTTCCGCCCCCGCCAGATCGAACGCCGGGATTTCACCTCCTCCGCCAGCATTCCGCTCAACTCGGACGGCTACTCGAACACGTCGGGCGCCTACGTCTCGACGGACTCCGCCCTCCGCCTCGCCGCCGTCTACGGCTCCGTCTCCCTCATCGCTGACGCCCTGAGTACCACCCCCATCGACACCTACCGCAAGCGCTCAGACGGCACCCGGGACACCCTCCCGTCCCCCTCCCTGCTCACCAAGCCGAGCGGGACTATGGAGCCGGTCGAGTGGGCCGGCGCCCTCCTCGCATCCGCCCTTCTGCGAGGCAACGCCTACGGCTACAAGGACAACTTCGACGACGACGGCTACCCGCGCGAGATCCACCTCGTTCACCCCGACGACGCCACCGTCCAGCGCAGTAGCGAGGATGGCGTCCCGGTCTACCGCTTCGGAGGCAAGGAGATCCCGCTGCGGCGTGTGTTTCACCTCAAGGGCTTCTGCCTCCCCGGCCAGCTGGAGGGCCTGTCGCCGGTCGCCAACTTCGCCCAGACCATCGGCGCCGGTATCGCAGCGGAGGACTTCGGCGCCCGCTTCTACGGCGAGGGCGGACACCCAACCGCCGTGCTCCAGACCGAGCAGCAGGTCAGCCAGGAGCAGGCCGATGCCATCAAGGCCCGGCTGATGAAGGCCATCCGTGGCCGTCGAGAACCCATCGTGCTCGGCGCCGGAACCGAGTGGAAGTCCATCCAAGTTCCGCCGAACGAGTCGCTTTTCCTCGAATCCTCCAAGTTCTCCGGGCTGCAGATCGCCGGAATGATCTTCCACATCCCCGCCTCGCACATGAGCCTCGCCGTCGAGGGTTCCAGCCTCACCTACTCCAACCGGGAGCAGGACGAGATCCTGTTCCAGACCCGGGCGCTGCTCCCGTGGGCTGTCCGCCTAGAGCAGCACATCTCCCGCCTCCTACCGCGCGGCCAGTACATCAAGTTCAACATGGACGCCGCCGTCAGGGTCGACCTCTCCACCCGCTACGCCGCCCACGCCATCGGCATCGGGGCGGACTTCCTCACCCCCGACGAGGCGCGCGAGCTGGAGGACCGCCAGCCACTCACGCCGGCCCAGCTCGCAGCACAGAAGGCCCGCAAGCCGGCGCCGGCCACCACGCCGCCCATGCCGCCACCCCAAGGAGTCACACCATGACCACCCGAATGGAGCGACTGCTGGGGGCGCCGGAGCGCCGCAACCTCGCCGTGTCCGAGTTCGAGATTCGTGCCGATGGCGACAGCCTGACACTCGAAGGCCACGCATCCGTCTTCGACAAGCCGTACCCCATCTTCGGCGGCGCCAAGGACGGCGGGTGGGACGAGATCGTGGACCGCCGAGCATTCGACGCCACCCTGGCCGAGAAGCCCGACGTGCACCTCCTCGTTAACCACGAGGGCCTACCGCTCGCCCGCACGAAGTCGGGGACGATGGACCTGTCCACCGACAAGACCGGGCTGAAGGTCATCGCCCGCCTCGACCCCACCGACGCCGACGTGCAGCGCATCGCCACCAAGATGCGCCGGCGGGACCTCGACGAGATGTCCTTCGCCTTCCGCACGGTGCGCCACGACATCGACGAGGACAAGTCGACCCGGCGGCTGCTGGAGGTCAACATCCACAAGGGCGACGTGTCCGTGGTCAATTTCGGCGCCAGTCACCACACCAGCGTTCAGCTGCGCAAGCTCACCGACGCCATCGCCCTGTTCTCTGACATCGACCCCGAAGCGGCCATGGCCGAGCTTCGCAGCCTCGACAACCCGGCCGAAGCACTGGCCGAGGCCCGGGACAACCTCGCCGGGCTCATCCGATCCCTCACCCCAGCGGCGGCTCGCCGGATGTCCATAGCGGACGCCGAAGCCCTGCTCACCGCACCCCGCTAGCACCCGTCTCGCCGGGCACCTCCCAGCACGTCAACGCACCCTCCGGGGCCGGCGAGCGTCGCTGACAGAGGCCGCACCACCTGACGGACTCCAACCCAAACCCCTTCACCCCAAAGGAGTCCATCATGGACGACGTCCTCAAGCGCCTCATGGCCCGTCTCACGACGACCATCGAAGAGCGTGAAGCAATCATGAAGTCACGTGCCGCCATCGTCGAGGTCGCCAAGCAGGAGCTGCGCGAAGACCTCAACGACGAGGAGGAGACGGAGTTCCGCAGCCTGACCGACAACGTCAAGGCCAAGGACGAGGAGATCCGCAAGCTCGAAGAGCGGGTGGCCGAGCTGTCCGACGAGGACGAGCGCACCAAGCGTGCCGCCTCGGCCCAGCGCCGGGTCAAGGCCGTCGACGCCAGCCTGCGGGTCAACGAGCGCCGCACATACGAGAAGGGCAACGGCCAGAGCTACTTCGCCGACCTCATGCGCAACAAGGTGCACGGCGACGAGGAGGCCCGGGGGCGCCTGCAGCGTCACGCCCAGGACATCGAGACCGAGTACCGAGACCTCACCCGGGTCGACACCGCCGGCGGCTACTTCGTCCCGCCCCGCTGGCTCGTGGACCAGGCCGTCGACATCGCCCGGGCCGGGCGTCCGTTCGCCAACCTCGTCACCAACCAGCCGCTGCCCCCGGGCACCGACAGCATCAACATCCCGAAGATCACCACCGGCACGGCCACGGCCATCCAGACCGCCGACAACGCCGCCGTGCAGGAGACGGACATCGTCGACACGGTCGTCACCGCCGGAGTTAAGACCATCGCCGGCCAGCAGGACATCGCCATCCAGCTCCTCGACCAGTCCCCGGTGGCGTTCGACGAGATCATCTTCCGTGACCTCATGGCCGACTACGCCACGAAGGTCAACCTTCAGGTGCTCTCCGGCTCCAACGCCGCCGGTCAGGTGCAGGGCACGCTCGGCACCACGGGCGTCAACTCGGTGGCCTACACAGACGTCTCCCCGACCGTGGGCGAGCTGTACGCCAAGCTCGCCGACGCTGTCCAGCGCATCCACACTGCCCGGTTCCTCCCGCCCACGGTGATCGTCATGCACCCCCGTCGCTGGGGCTGGTTCCTGGCGGCGCTGGACTCGTCCAACCGCCCGCTCGTGGTCCCCAACGCCAACAACCCCATGAACGCCATGGGCGTGATGGACGGCGTCGTCTCCCAGCAGGTCGTCGGCACGATCATGGGCCTGCCCGTGGTCACCGACCCGTCCATCCCCATCACCTACGCATCCGGCGTTCCCGGCGCCGGCACCGAGGACGTCATCGTCGTCATGCGGGCGTCGGACCTCGTGCTGTGGGAGTCGAGCCTCAAGACCCGGGTTCTGCCCGACGTGGGTTCGGGCACGCTGACCGTGCGCCTGCAGGTGTACGGCTACGTCGCTTTCACAGCCGCACGGCTCCCCGGCGCTATCAGCCTGGTGGTCGGAACCGGCCTCGCTGCGCCGACGTTCTAGTGACCCCCATCGTCGTCGCCCTACTCAGGGAGCGCGAGCACTACCAGCGCCGCAACCTCCCCGAGCGGGCGGCGGCGGTGACGGCCGAACTGGCCCGTCACGGCCACGTCGAGACAGCCGAGGCCGTGCCCCCGCCTCGACCCCCAGCATCAACGCCCGAGACCACGACCCTGCAAGCCCCGCCGGAGACGGCGGTCCCACCCCGACCCCAGCCGAGAGGAAAGCCACATGGCACCTGACACCGCAGTCCACAACCCCCCCGCAGGCGGCGACCAGTCGCAGGCGTCCACCAACGACGACAACGTCAACGACGTGCTGGCCGACAAGCCTTGGGTCGTCACCATCAACGACGGCGACACCGTCGGCGTGTTCGGCCGTTTCGCCGACCAGGCCGCAGCCGAGGCGTCCGCCAATGCGGCCAAGGCCAAGCGCCCGCAGAAGCGCATCGAGGTGAGGGTCGTGAAGGAAAACGACATCACCAACGGCCTGCCCGCCCTGGTGGCCGAGGTCGAGGCCGCCAAGGTCGCCGAGGACGAAGAGCCGGCCAAGGAGCCGGCCAAGGCCAAGGCGTCGAGCTACAAGTAAC